AGGCGCTTGTCCGTCAGGCGCTCGATGTAGTGCGGGTTCTCAGGCATTCACTCTCTCCCATGCGAAGTTGCTCTCCCGCATCATCACAACGCGCTGCTCCACTTTGCCCTGGGAGCGAAGGCTATCCACGTCATTGATGTGGGCAACGACACGCGCTTTAGCCATATTGAAGTTGGCGTACCATGTGGCATCAGACAGGCGCTCCCATCGCTTGCCGTCTCCGCGCCATTCGCCGTCGATGAAGTACTGCAATTCGTAGCTCATGTGTTCTCCTGATCTACCGCACTCGTATCGTGTTCCCGGTGCTGCTCCCGTTAACGTAAGCCTGATACAGCCCAAGGCCCTCGTGCGTGACGCTCCACCCGGCCACCGTGAGGCGCTTGGATCGAGTGATGTGGCGATGGGCCAGCTTGTAGGCGGCGTCCGCCGGGTTGGAGGCGAGGACGCGATGCGCCTTGCCCTGATATTCGACAGTGAACCACAACGCGCTCACCTTCACGGGGACGCCAAGGTCGGCGTCCTCCATCAGTGTGGGTGTGATGTTGACGGCATTCCCGGTGGAGCGGATGATGTTGCTTTTGCTTTCGTAGGCAGCTTCGTGATTGAACTTGAGTTCCATTGTTTGTCTCCTGATTAGTTGTTGATTGTTATGGTAGGCGCGTGTCCTACCCTGCTACACGGTCGATGCTGAAGCTAACAGCCACAGCAGGGGTAGTCTTCGCAGCGGCACGCTACCCTGGCGATCATGCGCCCGTCAGCAGCGTACAATCCGCGAGGGTCGCGCAGGGAGTTGTAGTACCCGGCAGATTTGCGCCGGGGGCGGTACGCGCCGTTTGTTTTACACCCCAGGCAGAAGAGCCTGGAGTTGATGTAGTTGGCCTGAGTTCCGGCCTGGATGAGCGCCCCGCAGGTGCGGCAGGGGGCGGTGTATTTCACGTTAATGATCGCCATGGTGCTCTCCTATCTCATGTTGTCCGCGACATGTTCGCGCAGTTCGTTCAGTTCTACGAGGACGGACACCAGTTTACGGCGGCGCTCCTCGTGTTGTTCCTGTGCCTGAAAGAAGGTCAGGTTGTCACGGAATAGATCCTGGGGGTAGTAGTCGCGACCGTGTGGCGCGGCCTTGCACAGTGCTTCGAGGGCGGCGTGTACCGCAGCGTGTGCGGCGTTGTATTGCGCGAGGAGATCAGAGGCGGCGGTGCCGTTCAAGTGAAGGGTAGGTTTGGTCATGTTGTCTCCTGTTGTCTAGAATCTAGACGTTTGTCCAAAGTTTGGACGGGTTGGGGTAGGCGTGAGCCTACCCGATCACCACAAACGGGTTGCCGACAGACTTCTTGAGGCTACCCTTGATACGCAACCCGACGACAGACCCGGGCGCATCCTGGAATCGCGCATCAGACTTGTCGCCGTCGATAACAGGGAAACCGTGCCACGATTCCGGCAGGGGCTGACCCTTGCGGATACCGAAAACTACCGCGACAGAGCCGCCGGACTTGAGCCAATCGAGCGAAGTCTGGAGTGATTCGGGCCGCTCACTGTGCGAATAGGTGAGGTGATACCCGTCGATGCGGGTCGGTTTGATCTTGGTGTAGTCGTACACCTTGACCTCAGACCCGTACTTCACGGCGCAGTACCGCGCCACGAACAGACCCAGGCCGCGAATATCCTGCGCGCCGTTCGGACGGATAGCAGGGGTGAGGCCCTTGCGCCGACACCGCTTGACGTGCGCGTCGATCTCGCGCACCAGCTGAGACTTGAACGCATCACGCCGATTCAGGTACATCAGCGTGCGGGAGATGCGTGCGCGTTTCGATCCCGGCATTGCCATGCGGCCAGCCTCAGAGCCAAGGCAGATATCGGCGCACGCTCCAGCATTGGGGCACATGTTCGCGCCGCCGTACGGGACAGATTCGGTGGCTGGACTCATGTAGAGTACCGCTTCCCACGTCCCGGCATTGGCGCGGGACTTGTCTATTTTGGCCGTACCTGTGGTTAACAGGTAGCTATGTGTAAACTGGTTGTTCATTCTCTCTCTCACTTTCTGTCTAGAATATAGACATGTTGGGTTGCCGCACGTCACTGACGACAACGGTTAACTACTATGGATACTAGTATATCGTATCCACATATGGATGTCAAATGGCATCCATGTAGTGCGGTAGGGCTGCACTCTACTGATAGAGGTGCATCAGGATTACCAGCGCATATATTGCGCCGAAACCCAACACCGTGAGGATGGATTCGAAGCGCCGCATTATTCATCCACCTCCACTCCAGAGAACGCGCCACAGTTGGCGCAGCAGCTTCCGTTAGCGCCAAACATCGCGCCCATCTCCGGGGAGAACTCGTGTTCCCCGTCAGCAGTGCGGCACGGGGAGGACGGCTCGACGCGATACAGTTTCGCGCCGTCATCGTAGGTGCGAATCAAGGTCTTGTTCATTTTGTCTCTCACTTTCTTGTCTAGATTCTAGACAGCCTGTCTCGTCAGTACGGGTAGGCTATTCCCCGTAGACGCGGGTTTCCCCGCGTTTCGACTAGAGTGCAGACGCAATATCCCGCGCCATTTTCTCCTCAGCCTCATTTAAGCCAAAGACACTCATGTATACATCTCTGTTTTCTGCGATACATGCAGAGACTTCATTTACTATCTCTACCGCATCGCTACCTTCAATCAGGAAACCAAGTTCACTGACATCATCTCCGATTTCAATCCATCCGCGAACGATCACCTGTCTCATTTTTATCCCCTTTTTCTATTTTCTAGACAATTACGTCGATTTACTTCCCGTACCGTTCCAACATGAGAGCGGCGAAAATGGACTCGTCGCCGTTAGCTTGCGCACGCATAGCGCAAACTTCTTTCCACCATCCGGCATCAGGCGCGTCCTCACTCACTTCAGGCGCGTCCTCACTCGGCTCGGTCACTTCCTGCTTTTTGCCCGTACCCAATGCCGCGTCGACGACTTCTTTCACCTGTTTATCGGACAAGTGGCGCGGGTGGAGTTTATCCGCACGGCGGGTGATAAGATCCGCTACCAGCTCTTTATTCTGGTACGCTGACTCAGCATCTTTCGCGAGACGCGCAATCTGGTACATCGAGGATTCTCCAACCCTCACCATCTCGTCAGTGGTGGTGTTTATATAGGCGAGTGCCTCTCCCAAATTACACATCAGGTTATATTGGGCACGGGAAATCCCGTACCCTTCACCCTCAAGCCATGCGGCCGCGTTACGATATTCAGGCTTGTAAGCCTGATTGGACCGGAACCACGCCATAGCGCGGGACATTTCGAGCCACAACTCGGCACGTTTGGACGCGCCACGGGTGATAATCTGAATTGCTTCGCTCTTGTTCATGGTATTCATTCTCCGTTTGGTTGATTGTCTAGATTCTAGACGTTCGGCGTTCACTGTCTGTAAACGCTCAATTCAGTGTTCTATATGTTCCACGTGGAACATATAAACCACTCGATTGAAACACTACCTGCATGCAACGTCTGTCGGCATGCTCACGTTATCGACATTAGGTAGCGTTCGATTCGTTTGTGTTTATATCTACTCACTGTATGACAGATAAAGGCCTACTTGCGTTAGCTCCCCGGCCTAAACCCGCTCTATCGTTTTCACCTGTATGGGGGATATCTCAGAACGGCCTGAGATGGATTTTGTCTCCGATACATGGTCATTGATTGCCGATGGCCTAGTCATAAGCGTTCGCTTACCTACACCAGATTGGGTTTTGAACTATCCGCGCGTCACTTGGGTGTGCTCACTTGTGGCGCGTGGTAGTTGGGGATATTCAGTTGTGAAAGAGCTCAGCCTATCTCATCAGGCGCGGTAGGCTATTTCCGCGCGACACGGGAGACCCCGTGTTTCGATCAGAGAATAACGGTAAACCCGGAGCCAGTCTTCATCTCGCGAACCATCTTGACGATGACGAGGGCGTTTTCGCTCTTCATTCCGGCAAGGATCAGTTGATCCATGACGTGCGAGGGAGATGTGCAGCGTTTCCCGTTAACGTTTACGCTGCTAGCATTTCTCTTGATGTTAATCATTTGGTTGTCTCCTGTGGTAGGTGAGTGTTTTGTGTGCTCACCATGTGCTTACATACCCATCCTAATACCGTTCTGATGTACGGTCAAGATCTTTTTCGTACATTTAGTGTATAAAGATTAGACAATCTTGGGTGTATAGAAAATAGACAAGAGGTGGAGGGGAGAGGGGAGTGTATAAAAATTGGACAGTAGGGGATAATGTGGGGATATGGCACGTAGGAAACCGTCAGAGACGATTGTGGAACTGGAAAAGGGGATGACGCCGAAGCAAGTCAAGCTAGCTAGGGCATTGGCAGCGGGGGGCGTACCTAAAGTGGAGGCCTACAGGCAGGTATATGGGTGGAAAGGGAAGAGCGCGAACGCGCTACAGGTAGCGGCGACGAAAGCGTGCCAGAACGATAAGGTTTCAATACTGGCAACATCGTTAAGGGAGACTGAAAGCGCGCGATTGTGGGAGGACAAGGATCGGTTCCGAAACTGGATCATGAAGGGGATAACGGATACTGCCGCCAATACTGAATCCGACATCACACGATTAAAGGCACTGGAACTCGCAGGGAAAACGAGATTCGCCTCAGTGTTCGAGGAACCACAAGCAAACGAAGCGAACGCAGCTGTAGCGGGCTCCCTGGTAGACCTCATCGGCGCGCGTCTACAGTCGCTACTGGGAGTTGCAACGCCTACACTAGGCGATGGGGAAGTAGTGGACACCACATGCGACCCCGTAGCACCTGATGCCACCATGCCTACCGACACCCCCACCGGGGGCGGGGAGGGGGATTAGGCCGGGTCGCGCTGGCTGTGCTATGCATAG